GAATCCACAGCATATATAACATGTGACACAGGTAAACCAAAATTTGGGTTATAATCATCAGCAGTTGAATCAGTGTTTTGACCACTATTATCTATAGTTGTTTGAGCCTGAATACCATTAATGTACTCAACAAAATTATTAACTACTCCATCTATACCATCTGCAGCTACTGTAAAACTTTTTTTTATTCTTGCTCCAAAAAAATTAAATTGATAAGGAGGCCAATTAGCACTCCATGATGAATGTGGCCAAAAAGACTCATGGTTATCATTTTTACTGTTTTTAAATTTACATCTATACGAAAAATTTAAATTAAATTTTTGCCCTGGGGTTGTTATGGTTGGAAATTTGTATTTTAATGTTATTTTTACTGCGTCAGCATTATAACAAATAGCATGTGGGTTTCCACCAAGAACATTATTAAGAGATATGTTAACTTGTGGGGGTTGACCATAATTTTCTTCACTAAACTCATTAACATTATTTGGGTCAGCATTAGTTATTTCTTCTCCACCAAAAGATATACCATCAGATAAAGATTGACCAGAAGGGTCTAAAATAACCAACCCTGGGTCTGCTCCATATAGTGGTATTAAATCAAAATGAATAGGTACTTGGTCAAAACCATCAGTATAATTACCATAAGCTATTCTATTGTCGCTTATTATTTCTTGTGCTTTTGCTCTTTTAGGAACTCTATCATACAGTTTACTAAATTGAACTGGGTCTACTTGAGTGTAAACACCATCATTCCTAAAATCAAAAAACCCTAATGGGCTATCACTATAAACTACAGAAGAGCCATCAGCAGCCATACTCTTTATATAAGGAACATTATTTGATGTAACAGCATACACACCACTTACAGGGTGTTGCATATTTACAACTGTAGGTGCTGAAAAATCAGAATCATAATAATTATTATCAACAGTTGCTATTAAATAATATTCTCCTTGATTTCCTTTGTCTGGTGCTGTTTTTGCATACTGACATTTTCTAGCAGCTATCTCTATATGTTTAACATCACCTGGCCCATTATGATACCATATTCTTAATTCATTGTATAAGTTTTGTTTATCTTTGTCTTCTGCGTTTTGGTAATATTGTGGTAATGGTGTTACAGCACTCCACTCTGACCAAGAACTAAATTCATTGTCTCTATAAACATATCTGTAAGCAAACTGCCAAGTAAATCCATAAACATTATTTTTTTTGTAAGCTAAGTCTAGCCCACTTGTAGCATTAACAACATCAAAAGAAATATTATGACTAGCTACTTCACCAGGTGCAAATGCTTTTGAATCACCATCTATATCATTAACATTTATAGTTGCACTAGTATTATTAATAAGTGGGGTTTGTGGAAAGTAAACAGGAGCATGCTTAGGTCTTCTTTTGTGAACATTTATGTATGCTCTTTTCCTCCAACTATCTACATCTTCATTTCCATCAACAGCACTAGTAAAAAACTCAAAAGGATAAGATGTTTCTAAAGGGAAGGCTGTTCTAGGATTAACTGAGTAATCACTTCCATCATAATAAGTTGAAAAACCTGTTTTAGCTTTTTCTACGTTTATAAATTTTGGTTCATTAAACTCTGTTCTGTCTTTATGAACAAACTCTTTACCTGAAGATTTTACATATGTATTGTCACAGGTCCAGTATAGTAAATCATCAATTCTATTTACACCTGTTATTAAGGTGTCTTTATCAAATCTAAGTAAATTGTCTTGGGTTCCTGTATCTCTGTATACAGTAGATATTGTATCAGTTTTTATATTATATTCTAGAATCATATGAAAAAACAACTCACTAAATATAAAATAGTATATACTATTGTTAGGCTCATCTTCATATGCACCTATAACCCTATATTCTGAACCCTCTCCACCAAAGCTACCTTCTTTACTTCCAAATACCCTGGTGTAATTTTCTTTAGTCATACCCCTAAGGTTCTCTACTAATTGACTATTTCTATCTTCTGAAGATGTTATTCTAACATTTTGTGCATAGAAGTAATCTCCATTGGGAACTACCCTGGAGTCATCATCTCTGTTTAGGCCACCTATGAAAGTTCTTTTATCCTGTGCCATATGTATTAAATTTTAGGAGCTTGTTTAAATGCTTTTCTAGTTGTTTGTAAAGCTTCAGACTTAGTAAACTTAAGCATTCTAGCTCTAGCTAATCTTTTGTTATTGTAATATTCAGACCTAGCAGCTATTTTTTCTGTTGGTGGTAAGTTTCTTTTTCTACTTATAGACTTCCAATATATATAAGACCTTAAAGCCTCTTCAGCATGAATGTGAACCATAACCTCCCCAAACTTAGGATGAACAAGGTTATTAGATATATATTCTAATATTATTCTTTTACCTGATAGGTCAGACGTAAATTGTATTACATTGTTTTCGTAATCAATTCTGTAATAACCATTTGCATTGTTACCACCCCCTATACCATATTTCTGAGTGTACTGTTCAAATGGTGGCTCTAACTCTTCATCACTAACAGATTGATTGTTAGCTGCAGTAGAAATTAAAGACTTTCTACTTCTTTTACCAAGAGGGTGAACATCTCCATTCAACCCATAAACACCAATCATAGTGTAGTCTACATAATCAACAGGTAAGTCAACAGTTAAAGTGCTAGAGCTAACTGTAAGCTCTATGGTTCTAATACCACCACCTACGTCAAAATTAAGTTCTTTTAAACCATTAAGTGCAAGTTTAAAGTATCTAAGGAAATCATTTTCACTAGTTTTTCCTTCTTCTACTATTACATCATTTACTATTTCTTCTACTTTTGTATACATTATGTTATATCTATATTATCGTTAACAAGGTCTTCTTGTGCTTGTCTCATTATACTAAATGTAGCCACAAGAGATTTAATCATTTCAGGAACGTATTCTTGTGGTACTGCAAATTCTTCTAGAACATCATCAATATCTTTTGAAGCTTTTATAAGCAAAACATTTAATCTTAAAGATTGACCTGTAAAAGTTGTATGATTACTATTATATAAGTATATTCTTTTACCTTGTCTGTACCAAAACTTTCTACCACTAAGAAGTATAGCGTTGTCATACATATTTGAAAACTGACCAGGATTAGACATCCTAGTATAACACTCAACACCTGTAATAAAGTTTGCGTCTTCTGCAAATTGTTTTATTTCTTCACTACCTACAGTAGATATAGTTATTGAGCCTGTTATTCCTGTCATTCCTTGAAATTCTACAGAATCAAATCCACCATTATTATTTTGTTCTCTAATAAAATGTTTACCATCCCTTGAGTCTACAATAATTCCATATGTTTTTAGTATACCTTGGTATTTATTTACCCACATTTGAACTAAACTATTTCCTGTTATTGTTTCATAACCTCCATCACCATCTACTCTTATGTCATCTTCAGTTAGCTCTATATAAGTTGTTAAAGAAGTAGAGCCTTTTTCTTTTACATTATGTATGTCAGCACCTAAATCTTTTAATCTTTTATTCTTAGAATACTCTATTTTAATACCAAAGCCCAAAGTTGGGTAGTTTTGTCCACCTGCTTGAGAATAAGAACTTGTTATTACAAGTCCTGATGTGTCCCAGTCTACAACAGTTTCATTTGTAAGTATTGACTTTATGCTAAAATTATTTGATTCAGCAACACCAAAATGTTGAGAACTATAGTGACTAGTAAAATTTAATCTCCAATATGTTCCTTCATCAGCCCATGTAAATTTTAATTTATTTACTTTTAAAAAATCTTGAAAATCTTTATTGTTGTTTAAACTCATAAGTAAGACTTGTGGGTTTAAAGAGTTTTGATTTACCTTGTCTGATTCTCTTCTATCAGATGGATTTTTGTATGTAAATGTAAAACTATAATCTTTTAATGTGTTTGCATCATAACCATGCTTAAAAGAAAAGACAAACTTATTTCCTATATCCTTAGTTCCTGTTTTATTTTTTAATTGAATATAAACAACAGATGGAGTTGATGTATTAATAGCAGTAAAATTATCAATAATTAATTGTCTTTCATCTGACTTTAAAGCCCCTGTGTTTTCTAAATTTACAGGATAAGTACAAACACTATGTATAGCAGCATCATTAGGTAAGTTTAAAACACTTCCAATAGAAGCATATTGTCTACCCATAAAACTTCCACCCACACCATAGTCATTGTCTGTATAAACTACTGCTTTTATCTTTGATAAAAATCCTGCTGGTATTTCATGCTCTCCTACAACAGCATTTTCCATTATATGCTTTTTAATCATGGCATCTCTCTCTTGCTCAACCAAAGCCATTACCTCTCTTAAAGTTACTTTAGAGTCATCAGAATTAGAACCACCATTAACTATTCTCTGTACCTGTTCTGCTATTTGTCTCTTATTTGCCATTTATTAAGTTTTTTGTTGTTCATTTTTTGACTCTGAATAAGTAATTATTTCAGACTCTCTTAAATTTACACCAATATAACCAAGTATTCTATTAGCTATTTCTTTATGAGTAGAATCAGATAAAGTAATTTGAGTTGCGTTACTTGAGTTATATATTTCTATATTATTTACAGTGCTGTAAGCCCAGTTTGGGTCAGAAGGTTTTTTAATATAAGTAAGTTTTAATTCAGAAGAAGTATCTGAATCTAAAAGACCTGATGTAAACACTCTAATTCCAGATGATTCAATCACAGCTATTGGATAAGCAGCAGATGGTTCAAGTAAAGAACTATTTCTTCTACTGTGAAGCTCTCCTAAACTAACCACCTCTACAGATTTAATACCATATTTTAAGGAAATAAAATGTAAATAATCAGCAGGTAGTGTAAACAAATCACCAGACACTGTTAGTGATGTTTCAAATACCATAACAGGATATAATTCATCATACATTTGTGATGAATCTTTAAATCCAACTACAGAACCTGCTGGTGATACTTTTCCAACTTTATCTTTTAAAACGTCTAATTGTGCTCTCTTAGCTAACATATTGAACTCACTAGGTTTTATAAAACCTCTTTGTTCTTTATTAGCCATAAACTGCACAAACTTATATATCTCATCTATTGTCATAGACACAAATATAATAAAAAAAAGGGGGCTACAAAAGTAACCCCCTCTAAATAACAGATTAAATAAGATTATGGATTAATTAAAATTCTTTATCTGTCTTTTAATTTCATCTAAAACTAACTCCCCATCACCTTCTAAACAAAAGTCTACAAAGTGGTCTGTTGGGTTTTTACCAATAGGAGTATGAGTTATTAAAACCTTATCGTTACCTCTAACCCAAGATACTTTATTCTTGTCTATTGAAATAATATTATATTCCTCACCATTAATAATAGTTTCTTTGATAGCAGTTTTTGGGTCATCCATACCTGCAATAAAAGAAGATGGGTTTCTCTTTGCAGCAATTTTCATATCATATCTAATCTCCTCTGTACTCTTATCTACATTGATTCCAAGAACTTTAGCATAACCTACTAGTTTTTGAATAGGCATTTTAAGTGCTAATTGCATAGCATCTAACTCAGCAGCTTCTTTTTGAATCATTTTCTTAGCATCTTTCTTTTTATCCACTTTGTGGAAAGCTGGTTTCACTCTAGACATTCTATTTGGATTGTCTCCATTTTGATTACAGTGCTCTAAAAACATTTTTAATGTTGGGTTCTGAGCAGGAACAGCTAAGAATCCATCTGTAAAAATAACAGGTGATTTTACTTTAGCGTCTTTTTTTTGTTCATCTTCATATATAGAAGGTTCTCCAGGTATATACCTGATTTTTCTATTGACACCCTTTATTGGGTCAAATATAATATCCTCAGACTTAATCATATAAACTACAGGGAATTGTTCTCTTCCATTTTTATCTTTCTTACTCCTGTTTAGCTTATACATTGTGGGCTTAGCTCTATTAGTTCTATTGCCAGTAAAAGGGTTGGATATTGTTTTTGCAACAGGTTTAGTTGCTTTTGTTGGGTCGTATGGAGGTATATTAATTTTGTCCTCTACCTCAACCATTTTCATCTTTTTAGGGAATGATTTTGTTTTTGTTTTTGTTGTCATTGTATTAAATATTAAATTAAATTAAACTTGTTAAAAACATCTTGGAGGAGGAGAAACTCCCCCTCCTTAATGTGTTCTTTATCCTGCCTATATATCATTTCAAGACAGTTCGTAATTATTACGAAGCGTCAACTACTGAAATAGATGCACAAGCTGTGATATGCTCGCTGCAAAATATTGAATTTTCTTCATCTGCAATATTGATAAAACCAAAGTTACCACCACTTGGTCTATTGATAGCCTCAGTAATGTCTTGCATAACTTCTTTATGCTTACCACTAGTAATATCAAGAGCAACAACTGGTAAATCTATACCTGAGTCATTGTCCATTTCTACCTGAGAAGTAAAAAAAATTCTTAAATCAGTTGCGTTACGCATTTCAAAGTGGGATAATTTATCAGCAGGAAAACAAGCTGATTCTTCAGTGCTCGTTGTTCCATCAATAGCCCCCTTTGAGAAATATAACATATTTTTCATTCTATATAAATTTTAAAGGTTAATAATTAAGATTTTTTGATTAACATGTATCTGTTCGCAGCAAAACCTTCAAACCCTCTCTCAGTTCTATAGTGAGATTTAAGGTTATCTTCTGTATTTGTTTTGTTTTTAAGAACAGCAGAACCTGTTAACCAGTGCTCCATCTCTCTTGAGTAACCATTAGCAGCTTTATATCTAATTCTTAATGAAGGAACTTTCTCTCCAGATTTAGCATCTCTTTGAGTATCCATAGGGATACAGATACCATAACCTGGGTAGTTCATTCCATCAGCCCCTAGTAATTTAGGATGATTAAACACATCATAAGTTTTCTTATGGAATGTGTATCCACCTCTAGAGAAAGAATTAAATCCAAGATTTAACGCCATATTTTTGTTGTTTTGGAAAGTACCATAGTTAGCACCACCAGCAGCGTATGCACCTTGAGAAGCTAATAAGTCATCAATATCTAAAGATAAATCAATACCAGCGTAAAGAGCATATTCTTTAGCACCTCTATATTTATCTAAAGACTTAACTATAGCGTCAAAATCAGCCATAGTTATTGAAGCAGAGCCTAAATCCATTGATTGACCTTTATTTTCAATAAATGGTAAAAGACCTTCAGTTGTATTAAAAGAACTAAGTCCTGTATTAGTAGCAGATTGCCCTAATAACATCATTAATTCCATATAATCCTGAAATCTTTTGTAAGTGTCAGCCTCACCTTTTAAATACCAAAGGTATCCTGAGCCCATTTTTTCGTTATCTACCTTAAAGTAAATTACGTTAGTAGCCTCAGTACCAGATACAACAAAAGACTCCTTCATAATCATACAACTATTTTGGTATGTATGAACCCTAGGCATTAAACCTGAAGGCTGTGAAGTATTTTCTGCGTACATGTTACCTATAATACTAAAAGTAAATTCAGTTGAAGTGGCTAAACTCCAAGTTCCATCAAAAGCTTGAATATCAACGTCACCATCAGCAGCCACAGCAGTAACATAACCCATTTCTCCATTTGGAGCTAATAGAATGTCACCAACTCTAACTGGAGTATCGTTGTTTGTACCATCAATAGACTGGTCCCCATTAGGAACATCAGTATTGTCCTGCTCAGTGTAAGTAAAGTGAGCAGCAGTGTTAGCTGAATAAGAGCCTGAAGTTGTTAATTTCACTGAATTGTGAATAAAAGCTTCCTCATAATGTGAGAAAGTTGTTTGAGTGCTTTCTTTTTTTGCACCAACTAATTCTAAAAGACCAGTTATACCTTGATTACCATATCGTTTTACAAGATTTTCATCAACCTCTCTTTTGTGCATAGCTAATGCAGTAGAAGTAAGAGCACTCACGTAATTGTCCTGTGTTGCTAAAGCTACAGCAGTAGGGTTTAAAACCATACCTGAGCCTAAAGTAGCACCACTGGGAATATTTACAGTTGCCATAATTTAAAATTTTTTAGTTAAACTTATTGTTATTAATTAATCGCCAAATATATGTTTATTTATTTGGTCAATAACAGAAGCACCTTTATTAGATGGAGTATTTTTAACTGGTTCAAAAGAAGGATTTTTGATTTCTCCTAAGACTTGTTCAGCACCTTTGGACCTATATTGATTAGCTACAGACCTTATTATATTGCCTTGTAATTTCATAGCAATTAAGTCCATGGCTAATCTTTCCTTGTCCCAAGCACCATTGTCATCTCTGTAGTCATCAAAAAAAGTATCTAAGTTTTCTAATGTATCAGTTACAACATTTCTATCCTCATCAGTGAGTTTGTAATCAAAGGTCTCTCCACTTTCATCAACTGTAAAAGATAATGAATCAATATCATCTAATTCATCATCCATATCGTTTAGAAAGTCTATCCTAGCATCTTCCATTTCTTCCATGTCTTGTTGAGTCATTGTTCCATTATTTTCTAATGGTGTCCAATACTCCTCTTGAAGTTCTAACAGCTCTTTTCTAGCTGTAGCACTGTCCTTCTTTAAATGAATATTACCTAGTTGAGTTTCCTCTTCTGAATACTTTTCATCTCCTTGTTTATAAGTGTTGTTGTAAAATAATTGAATTTCTTTCTGCGTTAAATCTGGATTTTCTAATCTTATATATTCTTTTACTACCTCCTCATCAGACATCTTTTCATAGTCTTGAGTTTGTGTTAAGTAGTAATCCTCAACGCTTCTACCTGTCTCTTCAACGAATCTGTTTAAACTTGCTATCTGGTCGCTAGCAAAGCCAGACTGTTGTTCTTGTGAGTCTAGGTCGTCAAGTAATTCATCCAGGTTATCGTAATCTGTTCCATACTTTTCGTTTAGAACAAACAACGCATCCTCGTCATCCAATTCTCTAACATCACTATCATCTTGGATTGTTTCACTTTGAGGGCTTTCTTGTTGCTCCTCCCCATCTGTCAAAGAACTCTGTGTTTCTTCAGGTTGTTCTTCTTGAACATCCTGTATTTCTTCTAAAGGATT